ATTGATAAAAAAATAATATATTCAGAAATTTGTGGCGTGAATCGTAATATTTTTGTTGGAAACAATACGGAAGTTAAACAAGGGGATATTGTAGGACACTGTGGGGGGAACAATGTCACATATCAGGTTAAAGACTCTAATAGAGATACTATAAAAATTGAACCTTTTTTTATTGGTAAAATTGAAAAAGAACCAGAAAAAGAAGGATTAAAAAAAGAGAAAGAATCGGAAAAAGAAAAAGAAGGGTTAAAAAAAGAACCAAAAAAGGAAGATCCAAACAAAAATGTTGTGGATGACAAAGATAAAAAGAAGTGGGATTTTAACAGAAAACTAGATGATATTCCAGATTTGTTTGGTTCATTATTATTAACTCCTTTAGATATTGTCAATAAAGCATTTACATTTAAAAAAAAGAAAAAAGAGGAAGAATTAAATGAAGAAATAAAAAGAATGAAACGATTATTAAAATAAAAAAATCCCCATTTCAATTAAGAGTGGGGATTTTACTTTTAACCTAAGTTCTATTATTTACCTTCAGGTTTTTTTACTTCAACTTTAGCAGAATCAACAGATGGAGTTGTTACTGTAGTTGTTTCAACTTTAGTAGAGTCTTCAGTTGTTTTAGTTTCTTCTGTTTTAGTGGCAGTACCACAAGAAGTAAAAATAGTACCAAGTACCAATGCGATTCCAAAAATAGTGTTTTTCATTTTTAAGATTTTTTTTTATTTAATTTTGATTATTAATCAACAAATAAATACGCAACTAGTCTAAATAAGTCAAATATATTTGAATTTTTTTTAGTTAAAATTATACTTATAAATAAAAAGATATGAACTGGAAACACACCCTAATTATTGTTGCATCAATTTTACTTTTAGGTATTGTATTGGGATATATGATGAGATTAAATCATGTAGAAAACAATAAGAACCAAAAGATGATTATTGAACAAGAAAGAAAGACCATTGATTCATTGTTTAAGGAAATTAGTAGTATTAGAACGGAGAGAAAAAATATGGAGCTCCAACTTAATGTATTGACAACTGATATTAAACGAAGTGAATCAAATTTGTCATACAAACTAAACCAATTAAAAATTCAAAACAATGTTAAGATTGATTCTATTCGTAATAGTTCTAATGATGAACTTCTCATTGAGTTACGCAAGAGATTTGGAACAAAATGATACCATCCCCCCAATGATAAATCTTGTTGTGATGAATGGGGATACCTTATTCACAATGAATAGGACAATGGTTGAAGAGATTACCATCCAGTACGATTCTTTGGTCAATACAACCAAAAAACTAAATGATTGTATGGAAGTTGTTGATTCATTTCTTTTAATACAAGAGAAGTACCAAACAGCGATAAAACAATCATCAGAAATATCTGATATGCTGAAAAAGGAAAATAATTCCAAGGACAAGGTTATTAGTAGCTATGAGAATATTGATAAACTCCAAAAGGACATTATTGGTGATATGTCAAAGGAATTTAGAAAAGCTAGAAATAGGAATAGGTTATTGACCGGATTGGCAATTGGTGGTATTACATTTGGATTTACATCTTTTATGCTTTTACTATTAAAATAAGTTGTTTATTATTTTTATGTCTTCGGACATAAAAATTTAAATAATTTATTATTATGGCAATTACTTATTTTGCTTTAGGTATGCTCACGATGGTTGCTCTAACTTTTATTGGAGTTATTGTTTGGGGTCTGTTTAGAGTCAGTAAAATCCAACGTCAAATTGTTGACATAAAACAAAACTACAGATTTGAGTTTGACAATGTTCAACGACAATTTGAGGGCATTTATCGCAGTTTTGATGACACCAGAAATGATTACAGACGTGAATTTGAATCCGTATTTCGTAGGTTTGAAACAATTGAAGAAAATTCAAGGTTAAACACCAATGAACTTGTTAGAACAATGGATGAAAGGTTCAATAAAATGGAACAATACGAAATCAAAAGATTTGATGAACTATTGAGGATTATTAATGATAGGTATGACGATTCAATTAGATATACAGACAAACGAATTGATAAGTCACTAAATCAAAAAGAAGTGTTATAACAAAAAACCCCTCCGATAAAGAGGGGTTTTTTATTTTATGTAATATTTATTATGTAAATAAATAATCAAAAAAAAACAATGAAGAAGATAGTAAGATTAACAGAAAGAGATTTAACTCGTTTAGTGAAAAGAGTTATAATAGAGAATGACGAAGAATGAGTGGGATTTGAAATATATGATGATTATGATAAAAAGATAGAAAGTTTAGTTGGTGTTGAAGTTGAGGTTAGTGATGACAAAGGATATCCTGAAAAATGGGGTGGACCAAAAGGTGGTATTAATAAAGGTGATAGAGGTACAATAATTGCTATTGATAAGGTGTCAGATAGTTCCGGACGTTGTGGCGTTGCGGATGTGTTAGTTAAATTTGGAGATAAAGGAGAATATTGTTATAATCATAGAAATTTAAAAATTAATGCTAATTCTTTAAAAACAATTCTAAATAAACACAAAGAAACTAACATAACAAATCAACAAGTGTTTGAAAAATATCTGGAAGACCTTTTGTTTCGTATTGGGAATAAATTTAGAAATCCAAAATTAATTGAGAATCAATTATTTGAAAAACTAAATCAAACTATTACCAATTATGAAAATGAAATAAAGAAACAAATTGGGTTTTTCTAAATAATAAAACCCCATCTTAATAGGTGGGGTTTATTTATTTATTGATAATTCTGCCTTTTACCCACCCTTCGTTTAAAAAAGTAGATAAACCGTCTTTTTTAATTTTTTTATTTTGATTATCTTTTGTAATCCAAATTGTACCAAATTGTGAATTTGTTTCACCTAAACCTACATTTTTTTTTATCATAGACATTTTCTTTTTTGACTCCTCTGAGTGTTTTTTGCCTGTCCAATCATAAGTGAAGTTTTTTAATTTCCCCTCAAGATGTCTTTTTTTTCCTGATTTGGACATTGTTTCTGAATGTTTTTTACGGAATTCTTCATCATTCTTTAATTTTTCTATGAAAATCTTTTTTCCAAGTTCAGAACCTTTACGTTGGAAATTTAAAAAATGTTTTTCATCAATGAACCCACCTGACTCACCTCCAACTACCAAATTCATACACAAATTATCTAATAATAATTCTTTATTAACTATTTCTTTTTCTTTTTCCAATAAAATTTTTCTGCTTGAAAAAAATTCTAAAATTTCTTTAGTGTGGTTTTCTTGGCCGTGATAGTTTATGGAATTCCATAATCTTTTACCACTTCCAAAATAACGATCGTTTAAATTATCAGTAGAATGTATACCAATATAAAATCTATGGGTTTTTTTACAAGTTATTTTATAAAGATAGTGGTATTTTCTATTTTCTGCTCTCATCATATATTCTTTTATTATATAAATATATGATAAGAACAAAAACTTCCGATGTGGAGATACGGGGAATCGAACCCCGGTGTCGCCCATCTTAACTATTAAGGACTACATGTTTAGGACAACATTATTCGCAATGTTCCGAACTACTTGATTTTTATATCCCCCAAAATCAACAAAATCGGCCAATTCATTTTTAGGGATGAGAATTAGTTAGACAACCCTATAGTACTCCTGTTCCTGAGTGAATGTACCCCGACTCGAAAGTAATGACCTATTAACTAGGCTACTACCGTTTCTTCTGAACGGATTAAACCGACAGCAGAAAGTTTGTCAAAGATGTTGCCATCTGTGTTTTAAACCAGTTTAACAGACTTAGTTCAGGTCTGACATGCCCCTAATAACCAACAATGTCGATCGATGCCAATTTATCCCCATATTTTCAAATAACTATACTCAAGTATAAATATAATTATTGACAAAACCAATATTGGAAAGTATTTATAAAGAAAAATTTTTATGACGCCAAAGAAACTGCGTAGGATATATGAACAGGATGATGATGAAAATAAATCACCTAAAGAAATTGCGGACGAAGGTATTGAGATATTATTTGAAGATGACTCGGTATTGTTATTACAAATATTTAAAAGGGTTTCTATGGAATATTATGCCCCACAAGAAATCAGTAGACAATATCAACATAATGACAAAAAAAATTATCTTGTTTTATCAAAAGGTGATAAGTTAGGTTTTTGGTTACAAGAACCAAGGTATGGCGCTTTTTATATTGAGGGATTTGATGGTAAAACTTATTTGTTTGATAAGGTTATTAATGAATATCCCCAAATAGCTAAAGAAATTATTGAGTTAACTGGAAGTGATAATACCACATATGGAATGTTAATGATGATAAAATTTGGGAAAAAATATGATAGATATGATTTAAGAAATCTTACTGATAAGTTTTTATGGGATATTGAATATAATGAGAAAAACCCAAGCAAAAGTATGGTTGTTCTTAATTTTACTCACGATGAGTATTTCAACACATTTAGATTTGAAAATGATGAAGACCGAAATTATCTAGATATGGCATTAGGTGAAAGTTCTTATTATGATGGTATGTTTTTTAGCGAAGATCCTTATGAATGGAATGAAGGTTATATTATGATGGGTTTTAACGACACTAATATGGAATTGGTTAAAAAAATATTAAAATACACACATCCAGATTTATTAAGAAAAAATCAAGACTCAAATGAATTCTATGAGGAAGCTTCAAACTTTTTATATAAAACATTTTATTATCCAATTGATAGTATTATTACAAATTATTTTGAACTCAAAAATGAAGGTGTAATAGAATCACTTAAAAAAGAAATTGTTGAAGATTTTACGGACATCTTCCAAAGATATGGAATATACAGGGAAGATGAAACCCCATTTAATAACTATCTTACCTCAGTCAATATTCTATTATCTTTATATGATAGAGTTGAGGATAAAACAATCCCATTAGTTAGTACAAGTAAAGAAGATAAAACAGTTTTTAGGAAACTTGGAAAAACTTTTGGAGAATTTGGAAATTATTATGAAAGAATTTATGCTACCGACAATATGGATTACAATAAATTTAAAGAATATGCTAAAGATAAGTTGGAAGAAATTCTAGAAGAGATTGAAGAAAATCCTGAAAAATATATTAACAATATTGGTAAAATTTATGATGAGTTGAGCAAATTAGGATATGACCTTAATAATGATTATCCCCTACCAACAGACAACTCAAAATCATTCAAAATTATAGATATTGATAAAGATACACTACGAATTACCTTATCTCATTTTGATAAAGGTACTACTGAAAAAAGGTCATATAGCATTGATGAATTTAAAAATTATATCTCAAGTGGAGAACTTTTTGAACGATTAGTTAGGAAATTAAAAAAACTTTTGTAATTTTGTAATATGAAACAAGATTACGAATTACTAAAAAAGGTTTTGTCTGTACCTACCAAAACATACAAGGAGGATTTAATGATTGAATTTTTAACCAAGTGGTTGGTTGAAAATGACATCCCCCATTTTGTTGATGATATGGGAAATATCTATGCAACAAAACAAATAGGTGAAGTTGAATATTTCCCTTGTGTTGTCGCACATACGGACACGGTACACGAATTGGATACAATCAATATTAAAGAGATGATGTTACCCAATGACCAAAATGAAATGAAATTGGCTTATAAGGCGTTTAATGATTCAAACCAACCAACTGGTATTGGTGGGGATGATAAATGTGGGGTATATATTTGTTTGGAGATGTTGAGACTTCTTCCCAATGTCAAGGTTGCGTTATTTGTATCTGAGGAAACTGGTTGTCACGGATCAAAAAATGCCGATAAGAATTTCTTTTCCAATGTTGGTTATGTTATTCAATGTGATGCCCCAGGTAACTGGATGGTTAGTGAATATTGTATGGGTACAAAATTATTTGATAAGGAATCTGAATTCTTTAAAAAATGTGACAAGGTATTAACAGAGGGATTTAACAACAGAAACAAATATCAATCCCACCCTTATACGGATGTATATGCGTTAAAGAATAAATTTGATTTTGCTTGTATCAACTTTGCTGTTGGTTATTATAACTATCACACCAAACATGAGTATGTTATTGTTGAGGATGTTTATAACACATTGGAAATTGTAAAGAATATGATTAGTGATTTGGGTTATAAGAAACACGAACAAAAAAATGATGAAAAAAGGAAAATCATTTTTTGATGATATTTATTATTAAAATTCAAAAATGAAAAAAATAGTTTATTTAACAGAATCTGATTTATATAGAATCAGTAAAAGAATAATACAAGAAGAAAAAATTGAAATTGAGGAAGGTATTTTTGATGGAATTAGTAACATTTACCAAGGATTGAAAGGTGTTTGGAGGGGAGAGGGTTATGATTTTTTTAGGTATTTAAATACTTTAAAAAATATTGCTAAACAATTAAAAAATTTAGACGCCCCTAATCATAAAATCATGAACAAATTAACTGATTTAAAAAATAAAGTATCTGCGTCAACTATGCCACAAGAAAAAAAAGGACAATTAATTTTTGAAATTGAAAAGGCGTTAAAAAATTTCAAAGAATACTCTGAACATATAAATAATATAGATGATATTGCGACTCAAAGATTAAAAGGTGTAAACACTTATTCTGAAACCTCAACTCGTGGATTAAACGAACCAAACCCCCTAAATACTACTCAAAATAAGCTACCTCAACCTATAGAACCTCCAAGTGATATATCAGAACGAAGATATAGAAGATATTAAAAAAAGGGACTATTCAGTCCCTTTTTTCTTTTTATTCTTCTTTGGTGTCATTAACACCACTTTTTCTTCTTCCACTGTAAGTTCATATTTCTCGTTCTCAACTATTTTCCCATTCAAGACTTCCTCAGATATGAAATCCTCAATTTGGTCTTGTATGGCTCGTTTTATTGGCCTTGCACCATATGTTTCATCAAACCCAACTTTGGATATCAATTCCAATACTTTTTCATCACAAGTAATATTATATTTCAAACCATTTAATCTGTTTATCAATTTGTCAATTTCAAGTTTAACAATTTGTTTAACTTCTTCTTCTTTTAGGGTATTGAATACAATAACTTCATCTATTCGGTTTAAGAATTCTGGAGCAAAGAATTTCTTAAGTTCTTTTTTCAACATGTCCCTTTTTTGTTCTTCTTCAATATAAGAATTTGTTGTGGTTTTGAATCCAACTCCAGTTCCGAATTCTTGGAATTTCTTAACCCCCAAATTTGATGTCATAATGATAATACAATTTTTAAAATTGATTTTTCTTCCTAAGCCATCGGTTAAATGACCTTCATCCAATACTTGGAGTAAGGTTGAAAATACATCCTTATTTGCCTTTTCAATTTCATCAAATAGAATTACAGAATATGGTTTGTTTTTAACCAATTCGGTTAATTGTCCTCCCTCATCATAACCAACATAACCTGGAGGGGCCCCAATCAATCTAGATATTGAATGTTTTTCTTGGTATTCTGACATATCAACTCTGATTAGATTTTCTTCACTACCAAATATTTCTTTGGCTAATTGTTTGGCTAAATATGTATTGTGTGACAAAATACCGTTAGTATAATATCTCCTATTAGAATTTTCATTCAATTCAAGATCATACATAATTTCCTTATAACCTAAATTAGTTATTTCTAACACCTCAGATTCAATTAAATTGCCGTTATTATCAGATACCATAACAAACGAACCAATATTTAAATCTTTAACAAAGATTTCAGTTAAACCAATTGGTTCAAAAGTAATTTCATAATATTCGGTAACAAATACAATATGATTATCCGCACATTTAAGTTCTTTACCATCAGATAATTTTAAATGATACACCTCATAAGGGATTGTTTCATGTAATGCCTCAATATCAATAAACCCATCATCAGTTAAAACTTCGTATTCGGTTATTTTAGTCGTTTTGGTTATCTTTTTTAATGACTCTAATTCATGTCTATCTAATAAAAAAACATTATCTGAGTTTTCAATTAAATTCCTTATTTCTTCTAATTTATTCATCTTATTTAGTTAAAAAATTTATACATTTATTTATAATTTCTTGTTTATTACCCCATCTATATTCTGAATCCCATATAACTAATATTTCAAAACCTTGTTTATTTGCTTGAAATAATTTCTTTTCGTCTTTCTCCCACATTTCTTGTGCTGTAATGTTTTTTCTAAATGGGTTTGGATAATCCGAAGCATTATATTTATTTGGGTTACCGTGATAATCATCCCCATTGTATTCAATAATTTTTTTATTTTTCAAATCGGTAAAATCATATAACCACACGCCACCATTTTCTTTTTCTATTTTATACTCTCCATTGTGTATCGGTAATGATATTTTCTATTTTTATTGTTTTTATTTCACCAGTTATTTTATTTCTAACAATTATTTCCGTATCTCCACTAATACACTTACCCACCCCAGTTGAACCTAAGAATATGAATGAACCAATTGGTTTATTGGGGTCTTTAATCCCCAATCTATTTCTTCTGATAGCTTTGGCGATTTTCATTACAGCGTCGGATTGACCAATAACTTTTGATGATAAATTATCACCCAATGTTGATAGTTTATTGGTTTCATCTGAATTCATTTTTGATATTGGTATTTTTGTCATATTGGACACAACCTCATATACTAGCTCAACGGAAATTTCTTTCTTTTCGTTTAACAAATCGGATTCAAATTTTTTCTTTTCTTCATCTAGTTTATCCAATATTTTAGTTTCCTTATCTCTTAAATCAGCCGCCAATTCATAATTTTGACTTTTAACAACTTCAATCTTTTGTTGTTTGATATCTTGAGCTTTCTGTTTCAAATCTTCAATAATTTGTGGCATCTTAGTATCAACTTGACTTCTTGCACCAACTTCATCAATAATGTCAAAGGCTTTGTCAGGAAATTCTCTATCTGTGATATATCGTTCCGCCAAATCAACACAAAGTTTTAGGACTTCATCGCTATAAGTTACTTTATGATAATTTTCATATTTGTCTTTAGTGTTTGTTAAGATATTTAACGTTTCTTTTTTTGTTGAGGGGTCAACAATTACTTTTTGGAATCTTCTTTCTAATGCCCCATCTTTTTCAAAGTTCTTTCTATATTCATCTAGGGTTGTCGCACCAATACATTGGATTTCCCCTCTTGCTAATGCTGGTTTGAATATGTTGGAGGCATCTAATGACCCTGATGAATTTCCAGCACCAACTATTTGGTGGATTTCATCAATGAATAGAATTATATTTGGAGCATTTTGAAGTTCATCAATAATGATTTTCATTCTTTCTTCAAATTGTCCTCTATATTTTGTTCCAGCGACAATGGATGTCATATCTAGGGACATAATTCTTTTGTCCATTAGATTTCTTGGACATTCTCCATTTAATATTTTAAGGGCAAGACCCTCTACTATAGCCGTTTTACCGCAACCAGGTTCTCCGATGATAATTGGGTTATTCTTTTTTCTTCTTGAAAGAATTTGTGCAATTCTAGTTATTTCTCTATCTCTACCTACCACCGGATCTAATTTTCCTTCTTCGGCAAGTTTGATTAAATCTTTTGCAAAGTTATTTAACACTGGTGTGTCCCCTTTGCCCTTGTTTGAGTAGTCTCCGTCTTTTGAATCTATCATAAGTTTTTTTATTCAATTATAGCCTTTTATTTTACATTTTCAACAATGATGACAAATTGTCATAGATTAAAAATATATTGCCCAATTATTTGTTTTTTGATTTTTTTGGTATATAATTAGTGTATTAGAGTATATAATAAACTTATTAAATAATAATATATGTCAAACAAAGAATTTAGTAAAAGATTTGAAGAAATTTTAAAAGACTTATTTGGGGAAAAACCATTAGGTAGTTTTTTTGATAAAATTGATTTAACTGATAATGTCAGTAATTTTAAAAAAATTATGAAGACACCTAAAGATGGTATATTCACGTCAATTATTTTTTTTAACCCAGAATCAGATTTCAAAAAATCAAATGAATATCCTCATCAAAAAGTGGTGAATGCCCTTCAAAAAGAACTTGATGAATGTATTAAAGAACAAGACTTTGAACGTGCGACAATCTTAAGGGATGAGATTAAAAATCTAACCAAAAACAAATCAAAAGTAGCTGACCTCCAAAAAGAATTGGAAAAGGTAATCCAAGAACAAAACTTTGAACGAGCAATTGAAATCCGTGATGAACTAAAAAAAATTAACTAAACCTAACCCCCAACTCAATGGGGGTTTTTAAATATTAACACTATGGGAATTTTAAGAGAAGAAATTAATGGAACAAAAATTATTAATGAAATTCAGTCAAGTAATATAAGAAGAACTGAATTTGATACAGAATCAAAAGAGTTAGTTGTGGAATTTAACAACGGACTCAGATATTTGTACGAGAATGTTCCTCATCAACTATACACCCAATTTAGAATGTCCGAATCACAAGGAAAATTTTTCAATTCAAAAATTGCAAAATCATTTCAATATAAACGATTGTGAGAATATATTTATGTATTATGGAATCATTAAAAAATGTAATATCTAGTTTTAATACACAAAAAACATTAAACCCAAAAATGTGGGTTGATGATGGCACAAAACTTAATCCATCGGTTAGAAGAAATCTTTTGGAAATCGCATATCAATTTATTGATTCATTTGGAATGGAAGTGGTTATTGACGATATTATTATTACTGGATCAATAGCTAATTACAATTGGTCAAAATACTCTGATGTTGATTTACACATCACAGTTGATTACAGTCAATTCCCAAAAGAACTTAAAGATTTATATATGGAATTTTTTGATTTAAAAAAAATTGTTTTTAACCAAAAAAGAGAATTAAAAATGTTTGGGTATGATGTTGAACTTTATGTTGAAGGGGTTGATGCCGAGGGTATTAGTGGTGGTGTGTATTCGGTTATGAGAGATGAGTGGATTAAAAAACCATCAAAAGAAAATTTAAAAACTAGTAAAACTGAAATTATTAAAAACTCAAAAAGGTGGATGCGTTTAATTGACACTTTAATTAAAAACTTACAAGGTGAGAGTATTGATGAAATTAATAGTGGTGTGAAGGTAATTAAAGACAAGTTAAAAAAATATCGTAAGAGTGGATTGGATAAATCAGGTGAGTTAGGGTTAGAAAATTTGGTGTTTAAAGTTTTGAGGAGAAATGGTTATATTGAAAAATTATATAATGTACCAGTTAAAATGATTGATAAAAAACTTTCTTTAGATGAAAAAGAAAAGAATTGATTATTTCAATATATTTATATTATAAAAACAAAAAAAATTATGGGAAAACTAAGACCTATTGGTAGTGAGAAATTAGAAGGGATGGATAAAATAAGAAGGATGATTGAGATATCTCAATATAATCTTAATACGCCAAAACCAATTAATGAAGTTTCATCTAATGAATATAGAAAGACCTTGGCTGATGGAAATACTTATCACATTGTTAAAGAAAGAACTGGATATGTAATTAAAAAAGGACTTTACGAATCAACTGCCGAATATATTGAACCAATCAAAAATAGAAAATTTTATCCTTCATATTCTCAAGCATTAAAACGTTTGAATTTAATAACAAAAGAGGTAAATATAAATGAGGGTCAAACTAAAAATCTTTCATTGTTTGTTGAAAGTGATGAGCAAATGGAATATTATTTGGAAATGGACGAACAAGCTCCTCCTACAGCCCCACCTCCTGTGCCAGCACCAGCTCCCGCTCCAGCACCTACTGATATGCCTCCAGCACCTGAAGGTGATATGCCGCCTATGCCAGAAGAACCAATGCCTGAACCTGAAGAACCGATGGATATGGGGGACGATGACGATGATGATGAGGATGTTACATTTAAAACAATTCAAAAAGTAACTGGTAGATTAGCACAAAAAATTAGAACATTCTTGTCTAATGAAGACAACGAAATGACATCACAAGATACGAAATATGTTATTAACTCAGTTCTTTCTGCTTTAGATTTATCAACACTTGAAGATGATGATATGGATGAAATTATGGCCAAATTTGAAGGTGGTGAGGAAGATGGTGAAGAAATGCCTGAAATGGGTGGAGAAGAAGGAGGAATGGAAGGTGAACAAATGCCACCACCACCAATGCCTGATGAAAGTATGACACCACCACCACCCGCACCAGAGAGTGAAATTGCGGAATATCGTACACATGGGGCTAGAAAAAACAGACATCAATCTATTGAAGAAGTTTTTGAAGAAGTTTTTTCTGAATCTAAAGTAGATAAAGTATTGGGTAAATATTTTGGTAAACAACAACATAAATCAAATAACAATATAGTGTCAAAAATTCAAAATTTATCTGAATCATTTAAACAAGAAACTCAATCTGTTAAATTTATAAATGAGAATAATGATTTTAGACTTTTGGGTAAAAACAAACAAGGGTATTTAGTATTTGAAAATGATTATGAAAGAATTAGAGTAAGTCCAAAAGGTAATATTTTATGAGTTTTTTAATTTATGTTAATAAGTTGGGTTCTAATTACAAAGGTGAAAATTTGTATGAATTCATCTTTTCTGAAAATATAAATGATGTTTGGGGGGAATCTTGGGATAGTAAACCAGCGAATGGTTACCCATCACCACCAGATTTGGAATTTATATCCAAAGTTGGATTATTAAAAAATGTTTTAGATTTTGAAGTTTTACAAAATTCTGATACATTTTCAATGTTTGATGGAGTGGAAGATGTTATAGCATTAGGTTGGGAGAAAGAATCAGAATCTGTAAATTTTGAAAAGGATAAAAGATTAGTATTTAGATTTGGGGATACCATTGAAAGTGTTAAAAATAAACTATACGAAAGAGATATCGTTTTAGAGTTTGAAAAAAAAGTTCAATATGAATCTTAATAAAAAAATTGGTTTATTATTAGATAATGGGTTTAAACCTGAATTTATTTCATCCTTAACTGAAAGTAAAATTAATTTTCTATTTGAAAAAATGTCAAAGAGAAAAGAGAATAAGGAAGCGACAACAACAACAAAAACTGAAAAGGTAACAACTTACACACCTGATGAACTCACTAAAATGAAACAACAAAACACAGGTGTGAATGTAAATAATGGTGAAGTTACTCCAACGCCCCAAGGTGGTTTAATTGTTAAACAACAAGCCGAAGGTGAAATAAAAGAAAAATTTGAATCTAAGGCGCAACAAGGTTTATTTTGGGCTAGATGTAACAAATGTAAAACTGACGATTGTAAGTGGTGTAAAATGGCTAAGGAATTTTCAAAGAGTACGTCTGAGAAACAATACAAAAAAATGCCAGAAAAAAAACATCCAAAAAAGACAGTAAAATATAAAAAGAAAGAAACTAATGAGGAATTTACAATGGCTAATTACTATGATAAGGTTGCTAGTACATACACCAATTTAGCTAAAAGCAAATTAACCAAAGAAGAAATTATAAATAAACATTTAACAAAAATTGTTGAGTCAAATTTAAAACCAACTATGAAAAAAAGAGACTTACTCAGATTAATTGAATCTGAAAACAAAAATAAAAAAAATCTAAATGAAGATTTTTATTATGACGAAATGGGTGAAGATTTTGATATGATGTCAAAATACGAAGGAAGACCAAATTGGTATGAAGAAGATGAGGAAGACTATGAAGAGTATGATATGCCTCCAGGTAGAGAAGATGATGATACTCCAAGGCCTAGAAATAAAATGAGTCGTTTATCTCGTAGAATGAATGACCCATTTGCACCAACAATTGACCCTGGTATTAAAGAACCAAAAATTAAACCTATAGACCCTGATGTTGAGCCTGAGTGGACACCAGATGAATATGAACCTGAAAATCCTGATGAAGATGAAGAAACAAAGATTCAAGGAAAAAGAAATATGAATGGACCAGCTATTATACCTATTCGTATTGACCCAAATAGGAAAAGAGAAAGAGAAAGAGAAATAGAACCAGATGAGTGGCAACCAGATGAATATGAACCTGAAAATCCTGATGAAGATGAAGAAACAAAGATTCAAGGAAAAAGAAATATGGAATTTATGTTAGAAATTAGAAATAAGTTCAATAGAACAATGAATCGTTTAAATGAAACACATTACAAGCCAATTAAATATAATAAGTATTAAAAATGAAAAAAATTTTATACGAAGCACCTGTTGATGATTTTATGGACGATGAGTCTAAAATAAATCTATATGCCGCACAAAAAAGAAAATATGAAAAAGCAAAAGGAGAAGGTGGGTCAAGTAATAAAATGGGTGAATTAATGTATTCATTACCGAATTTAGAACGTGAATATAAAACCCAATTAATAAATTTAGCTTTGGCTATTTTTTATAGTAAATTTCCAAAAATAAAAGAAAGGGTTGACAATGGGTTACTAAAAATGGATGTTAATTTAACTAGTAGTCCTGGTGGTAGAATAAGTCCGCAAAAAGTTGACAAACAAAAAATTGAAAAAGCCAAAGAAATTGATTCTGATTTTGATGAACGAGTTAAAGCTAGAAATTTTATTAATGCTACAACACAAGGAGCTGCTTGGTCTGAAGGATTCAATGCTTATAAAGAAATTGAAAATCAATTAAATCAGTTAAACCCTGAATTGGTAAATAAGTACAATCAATTTGAAAACTCAGCTACAGTATTTTATAACGACAATATTGAGACATTAGAACGTATGGCCGAACAATCTAGTGGTCGTGTTGCGTATACAGACCTTGTTCCAGATAATAGTAACCCAGGTAATTGGATTTTAATCGTTAGAGCACCACATTTTCCATTATTAATTCACGAATTATATAAAGGCGGGAGGTATTATAATTCAATTTTATATACACCAAAAGACAAAAATGTAAGTAATACATTAAAAGATGTAACAGACACTCATAAACATGAAATCCGAAATATGATTAGTGGTAGAGAAATTAGTTCTAAATTAAGATTTTTATGGGGTGAATTGGTTGATGGATATGAGACATGGATGGATGGAGCAATTCAAACACAATTTAATAAAATGGCTAACGACAATCCAAGATTACACAATGAAATTATGTATGATGGTGTTTTAGGTAATCCTAAACCTGGAGATTCCCCAGAAAAAAAACTAAAACATCAAAAAGCTATGGATAAATTTGAAAAATTTTCACAGATGATTGTTGATGCAATTAGAAAAAATCCACCAAAAGTTGAAAAACCTAATTATGATAAAATCATACAGAGTCAAAAAAAGGTTGAACCTATCGAACCAGAATATGATGATGATGAGGAAGAAAATGACGATGAACCAGAGGATGATGATACAAGTTGGATGGACGATATAGACGATGAAGATTAAAAAAAACCCCCCATTTAGAAATAAGTGGGGGTTTTGATATTTATGTAGAAAGGATTTATGAGTTTAACAAAAGAACAAGTTATGATTGAGTATGTAAAGTGTATCAAAGATACACCTTACGCTCTTAAAACATATTTGGAAACATACGACAACACCGTATCAAAATATGTCCCCTTGGAGTTATTTCCTGACCAAATTTCATTATTAAATGATTATGAAGATTATAATGAAAATATCGCATTAAAATATCGTCAGGCTGGGGTGTCAACGGTAACTGCGGCTTGGATATCTAAGAAAATAGCTTTTGCTAATAAAAAGAAACCTGAGAAAATTTTAATTATTGCCAACAAATTGGATACATCCCAAGAAATGGCAAATAAGATAAGATTGTTTATTGCCCAATGGCCTAGTTGGGTTGGAATTGATTTCTCCAAAGATAAAGACTCCCAAAAACATTTCAAAACAAATAATGGGTGTGAAGTAAAAGCGGTTGCAACGTCAAAGGATGCTCTTCGTGGTTTTACACCAACAATCCTAGTATTTGACGAAGCTGCGTTTATTGATGCCGACTCAGACTTTTGGGCAGCTTGTATGGCCTCACTATCAACTGGGGGTAAGGTTATTGTGGTATCAACACCAAATGGATATGACCCAATTTATTATGAAATCTATAACCAAGCAAATAGGGGAATGAATGATTTCAAAATATCTGAAATGTTTTGGTTTAGAGACCCAAGATACACAAAAGATTTATACCTAGTCAAAACCAAAGATACAGTCCACTACCTACTCAATAAAACTGAGTATAGTAAAGATGATATTATAAGTTGGGATAATATACCATTTGAGAATAGAAACTTCGAAGAACTCAAAATTATAATGAGTACAGGGTATAAACCTTGTTCATCTTGGTTTGAGGGTATGGTGAAGAAATTGAAATACGATAAGAGAAAGGTATCTCAGGAATTAGAGTGTGTTGATTATAATACAATGGTAACACTACGAGACAAAAATACAAATGAAATTTTTGATGTTAGAATTGGTGATTTATATGAAAATCTATTGTAGAATATAGTTCTTGAGTTACTTTTCATTAAAATTGTGATATTTATTTATATGGAACTTAAAGAACTCAAATCAAAAATAGAAGAAACTGGATATATTGACAATGTTAAAATTGGAAATTATTTCCATATGAAATACCCCTCAATTTATTCTGAAGTTATAAAAATAACATCTTGTTTAGAAGATTCATATTGTGACAACAAACTTTTTAGAGCTAGGGTTATCTTCATTTTAAAATATAATTTAGACGTTAACAAAATTAAAAACGACAAAGGATGGTTTCGTTTTAATAGAAAAAAAGATGATTTTTTTGAAAAAAATATTGACTATGTGAAACAGGGTTGGGAAACAAGTAAGTGTAACTCGACTAATAACTTTTTAAGTTTAGATGAAACTATTAAAATACTTAGAACAGAAGATTGTTATAAAAATTACTTAGGGAGGTCAAAAAATAGAACTTTAATTAAAGAAAATATCAAATTATATGATTCTATTTACCAACACACAAAATTTATGGATTTTTTTAATAAAAATAGTAACAAATTCTCTATGAGAATTTTATTTTTAGTTAATAAGAATGGTGAAATAAATCAAATAAAGTGTAAAAGTTGTAACGTAAATTTTACTTCATTTAACTATTCAATAGGTGATTATAATGAAAATTGTGTAAATTGTTTTCATAATACTATTAATCATTATCCGACAATTGGTTATTTTAAAAAAAAATATGGTGACGAATATCAAAAATTTTATGATGAAGATAGAAAAAGGGTTTCTAATTTAAAAGTTAATAGTAAACAATGGTTTATTAGGAAATACGGTGAATGTAATGGGGTTAAAAAATACGAAGAATATTTATCAAACAGAATTGAGATTCTTGAGGGTATTAAATCAAAAAAATATTCAAAAATATCTCAAAAACTTTTTTGGTTAATATATGAAAAATTAAATGAAGAGGAGAAAAAAAATTGTTGGTTTAAAGAATTAAATAAAGAGGTATTAGTTAAAGTAAGTGAAAACAAATTTTATTTTCCTGATTTTTTGATGGGTAAAAAAATAATTGAATATGATGGTAAATATTGGCATCAACAAGATGATGATGATATAAGAAATTCATTATATAAAAAAAATGGATATGATATAATGATAATTAATGAGGATGATTTTAGTAGAGTCCATATAAGTGATAATATAATTAATAATTGTGTAAATTTTTTAAGAAATGAAATATAATAACGGTAAATATGAAATATCTAGTCCAGAAGGATTTGTTGATTTTTTAGGGGTTCAAAAACTACAAAGAAAAACTATTGAAATATCATTTTCAAATAATTTAACTCTACGCGGATCTTTAAATCATACTATTTTTGATTTTGATAATCACCCAATTGAACTTTCAAATATTAAAATTGGAGACTCTATTAAATCTTTTGATGGTAACTTGGTTGTTGTTGATATACTAAACTATGAGGATGAAACTGATGTGTATGATATAATTGACTCAGGTAAATTACATTTATATTACACTAATAAGATTATTTCACATAATTGTAATTTTCTTGGATCTGGTGATAATGTATTTGACTCATTATTAATGCAAAAAGTAAAAGACAATTACATAAAAGAACCCCAAAATAAAATGATGGGTAATTCTTTATGGATATGGAAAGAACCTGTGATGGGACACAAATATGTTATGGGTTGCTTACCTCCAGGTGAAAAAGTATTAACAAATTTTGGGTTGAAGAATATTGAGGATGTGACTTTTAACGAGTTATTAGTTAATGAAACTGGTAATTATGTTAATATTATTAACAAACAAATATATCCAGTAATTGATGAAGATATCTATACAATAAAAGTAGATAATACATTTAGAACAACAACTTTTACAAAAGAACATCCAATTTTAATAAGTAAAACAATATTAAAAAGAAATTATAAGAAAAATAATAAAGATTATCAATTTAATGAAAGATATTGGGATTTTGATTTTAAATATGTTAAGACTGAAGATATTGAAGTTGGGGATTGGATTAAAGTTCCAAATCAATATTTTAATAAAAAAATAGAAAATATTGATAACTATTGGAAAATTTCTGAAAAAGTAAGAACTGATTTTAATATTAGTTCGCCACTAAATAATAAAGAGTTTTGGTGGTTTATAGGTATGTGGTTAGGCGATGGTTGGTTAGAACAAAAAAATGATAACTATTTAATTGGTATTTGTTTTGATAAAAAACAAAAATCATATTTATATGAAATGGAAAAAATTATTTTTAAATTATTTAATCGTAATCCAACTTACATTGATAAGGAGAGTTCTGATAATTTAGTTTTTAATAGTAAATTTTTATATTATTTTTTATTGGAAAATTTTGGTAGATATTCATATGGTAAAATGATAAGTGAATGGGTAAAAACAATTCCTAATGAATTTAAATATGAGTTAATTCGTGGTTATTTTGATAGTGATGGATGTTGGGTTAAAGTTAAAAAAAAGGATAAATATAACTCTAAGTTAAGCTTTGTAAGTATTAGTTTAACACTATTAGAGTCAATACAAGATATTTTATTTTCAATTGGTATAATATCATCACTAAACTTATTAAGAAACCTAGGTGAAATTACATTTAAAAATAAATTATATAAAACAAAAGAAACATATTCTTTAAATTTAGGAAATAATGATTCATTGGAATTACTGCGTTTTATTAATAATAAAGATGATATTAAACTACAAAAATTTAATATTAATGAATTCTCAATAGTTAATAAAAGAATAATTAGTTCATGCCATTTTAATCAGACTAAAGAATTTATTTTTTTTAGAGTAAAAAATATTAAAAAAAATAAATTTACAGGTAATGTTTATAATTTTGAGTGTGAAACAAATACATTTATGTGTCATCATATAACAACGCATAATTGTGATGTTAGTCGTGGAGATAGTGAAGATTTTAGTGCGTTCCAAATAATTGATTTTGATGAAAGAGAACAAGTTGCCGAATATGTGGGAAAATTACCCCCAGATACAATGGCTGAAATATGCTATAAATGGGCAAATATGTATAACTGTTTTATTGTAATAGATATAACTGGTGGTATGGGGGTATCAACCTCAAGAAAATTACAAGAAATGGGTTATAAGAATTTATATGTTGATGGTGTTGATTTGGCGAATAAATGGAAGTATGACCCAAAAACATTGGATAAAATCCCCGGACTAAATTTTAATAACAAACGTGTTCAGATTATTGCTTCATTTGAGGAAGCTATGAGACACGAATTTAAGATATATAGTTCAAGGTTATTTGATGAGATGAATACCTTTATTTATGTGAGTGGTAGACCTGACCACCAAAAGGGACAACATGATGACCTTATTATGTCAATTGCAATGGCGACATATGTTGCAGAATCATCTTTCAGTAGTTTAGAAAAAGTTACGGAACAAACAAAGGCAATGTTGGAATCTTGGTCTGTATCTAATAATGAAAATATGGGAAAACAATTGGATTTTAATCCAGTAATACCATTTGGACACGAAAGAATAAATCAAAGAAATCAAAATGTAAGTAAAGATGACTATATGAAATACTCTTGGTTATTTGGAAGATGATAATATTTATAATATAAAAACATATGGGATTAGTAGATAGAAAAAAAACAGGTAGAATAATTGCTTCAAAAGTATTAGTTCCAAACCAAGGTATTGTAACTTCCAAGATACAAGTACCAGATAAATTAGAAATCAAAACTACCAAAATTAAGGGAAATGATTAAGTCTTTAATTATTTCACGAATCAATTAAATTAGATTTATGGAACAAAATCAAAATAATTTAACGGTTTGGCAGAGGTTATCCAAAGCCTTTGGACCAAATGCTTTATTAAATCAAGATTATCCAACTTATAAATTTGATAAGAAGGAATTATTACGTACAACATCAAAACAAGAGTACGAAAAAGAGCTTTTACAAGCTCAACAAACTTATTACTTAGGTAATCAGTGGACAAAGATTGAAAGTAATCTCTATACACAAGCAATATATTATGAACCAACTAGATTGGCTTCTTTTTATGATTACGAATCTATGGAGTATTCAATACATGGTGAAACTAAAATTGCAACACCCAATGGTTTTATCACGATTAAAGAATTAGCTGATAAAGGAAGAGATTATGAGTTTATAACATATGCTTATGACCACAATTTAAAAAAAGTTGTGCCGGCTAAAGCAAGAAACGCTCATTACACTCGTGATGAAATGACTTATAAAATTACATTTGATGATGATTCTCATATTATAGCAACATATGGGCACAGATTTCTTAAACGAGATAGTGTATTTGAATACGTTGAAAATTTAAAACCTGGTGATTCTATGATGCCTTTTTATCGTAAATCATTTTACAATAATGAGAAATATAATTGGGTTTATACTTGTAATTCTGATGAAGGACATAATGGGTGGATTTCTGAACATAATCTTATTGCTGAATGGTTTTATGAAACCAAAGTAAAAGAAGATGAGGAAGTACATCACGTAGATTTCAATGGTAAAAATAATTTACCTGAAAATCTTCAAATTATGACTATATCGGAACATAGAGCTTACCACGCAAGATTAAATAATGAAAAATTATGGGCTAATCCCAAATACAGACAAAAAATGTCTGAGGTGGCAAAAAGAAAAGGTAAGTTAATTTGGGGTGGAAGAAGAAGTGGTGATAATAATCCATCATATATAAAAATTCCATTTGATGAAATTGTTAGGGTAGCAAAAGAAAAAAGGGGGGTAGAAGAAACAGCAAAAACTTTAGGGGTATCATATAGAAAGATTCAAAATGAATTAAGGTTTAATGGTTTTAAAAATTGGGACGATTTTCTTTCAGTATATAAAATAAAAAAATATCTAAAAGTTTCAGAAGACTATCATTTAATTAATTTCAAATTAATACCTTGGGATTTATTAGTTGATGTAGCAAAAAAAGAAAAATTAATGAAAAATGTTTGTAAAACATTGGACATTACAATGGGTAAATTACGTTCAACTATAAGACAAGGTGGATATAATAATTGGACTACATTTATGACAGCATATGGATTAGAGATTGGTAAAACAGGAAGAAAAAAAGAAATTAAAGAAAATGTAGTAAACCATAAAATTGTTTCTATAGAACCTTATGGAATTGTTCCTGTTTATGATTTAACTGTACCTGGATATAAAAATTTTGCAACAGACACTATATTCTCACATAATACCCCAGAAATATCCGCAGCATTAGACATATATGGAGAAGAATCAACAACTGTGGATAAGGATGGTTTTATGTTACAGATATTTTCAGAGTCAAAAAGGATAAAAGGTATTTTGGCCGACTTATTTAATAACGCATTGGATATTAATACAAATTTACCAATGTGGACAAGAAATACCTGTAAGTATGGTGATAATTTTGTTTATTTGAAACTTGATCCAGAGAAAGGAATTGTTGGTTGTATGCAATTACCGAACATTGAAATTGAACGTTTGGAGAGGGGTATGCCCGCTCAAGCAACAAGACAAAATATTGAAGAACCCGCAGAAAACAAAGGACTAAGATTTAAATGGAAAGCCAAGGATATGGAATTTAATTCTTGGGAAATTGCCCACTTCAGATTGTTGGGTGATGACAGAAAACTTCCATACGGCACATCAATGTTGGAGAAAGCAAGACGTATTTGGAAACAATTATTATTGGCTGAAGATGCGATGTTGATATATAGAACATCAAGAGCACCTGAGAGAAGGGTATTCAAAGTGTTTGTTGGTAATATGGATGACAAAGATGTTGAGCCATATGTACAACGTGTTGCTAACAAATTTAAACGTAGTCAAGTGGTTGATTCTCAAACAGGTAATGTTGATATGAGATTTAATCAAATGGCGGTGGATCAAGATTACTTTATTCCTGTTCGTGACCCAGCTCAAGCAAGTCCAATTGAAACTTTGGCGGGCGGAACAAACTTGGGTGAGATTGCGGATATTGAATATATCCAAAAGAAACTATTGACAGCATTAAGAGTTCCAAAAGCATTCTTAGGTTTTGAAGAACCAGTTGGAGATGGTAAAAATTTATCATTAATTGATATCCGTTTTGCTAGAACAATCAATAAGATACAAAAATCAATGATATCTGAATTAAATAAAATAGCTATCATTCATTTATTCTTATTGGGTTTTGAGGATGAATTAAATAATTTTACACTAGGTTTAACTAACTCATCTAAACAGGCTGATTTATTAGGTCTTGAAGTTTGGAAAGAAAAAATTGCAGTTTACAAAGAATGTGTTACAGCATTACAAGATGGCACAGCCCCAACATCACATACTTGGGCAAAGAAACATGTATTAGGATTTTCAGAAGAAGAAATTAAGACTGACTTATACCAACAACGTATTGAAAGGGCTGTTGGAGCTGAATTAACTAATACGGCAACAATTATAACCAAGACTGGTATATTTGATAATATTGATAAATTATACTCTCAGAAGAGTGGTAGTACGGCATCAGCGAGTGGAACACCACCTCCCCCTGGTGGAGGAGCACCACCACCTCCTGGGGGTGAAGCTCCAATGGGATTACCTGAAAGTGAAAAGAAAGATAATTTAAAAATACTATTGGAATCTGATGGGTTATTAGATGATGAAACTTTCATTGATTTGTCAAAAGCAAAAAATTCCTTGGGTGAAATGGAGATTCATCTAAACAAACTTTTAAATGGTTAATATTTATAAATAAAAAAGATATGAAATTTGGAATTATTAAATCAAAAATAGATTACGTATTATCAGAATCATTTAAGAATGATGAACATTTTAAAGTTGAAATGAAATTTTTCAAAAAAAATATTTTGGAGAATAAAAACCTTAGTAAACTTTTTTATTTATATGATGAGTTGACAACAAAAAGAAATATGGATAAAAACATTGTTGATGACTATATTAATCAATCAATTACCATATATGAAAATACTATCAACAAATTAAAACCAACTGATTACAAAAAATTAGACTATTGGTTAAATGGGATTGAGGTTGAAAATAATTATGAAAACATTGATAAATTGTTTTCAACCAATATACTGACTTTAGAAAATAAAGTTATCAGTAAAAAAATGATTGCGGAATCTCTAATTAAAAAAGAAGAGACTAAGGAGGTAATTAACTTACCAATTAGTTCAATGATTAAAATGGCTAATAAATCTATCGCTTCTTATATTGAAAATTTAAATGAAAGTGATAAGAGTGAGTTGGTGAAATTATTGTCTCAGGATGAAAAGATTATGAAAGAGAGTTATGAGTTGACAAAACTTAAAGTAATTGACAAATTAAATAACCATAAATCGGAATCGGATTCCGATACATCAGTAAGAATTGATGAAACCATATTAAAATTAAAAGAGGAGAAGTTTGATAAATTAACTTATTTCAAATTAAAAAATCTGAACGAAAGTCTTTAATCCTCTCTTTTTGTTTTTTGAGAATATACCGCTTTTTTAACTTTGTCTCTGCGTCTAATAGAGTTTTTGGTGAATTCTTTTCTTTGTTTCAACTCCGTCATTAATTTAGTTTTAATCACTTTACTCTTAAAGAGTTTAAGTGCTTTTTCAATTGGGGTTTTGTTATCTACTTTTACAATTAACATATTTTGGTTTTTTTGACATTTACTTAAATTTTACTTATTTTTTATTCAAAAATAAACAAAGAAATATTTTATGAATGAAAAAAGGAAAAACTTCAAAAATCCAAGGATTTAAAACCGCTAAGATTTTATATGGAACTGTTGATTCAGTTGAACTGAAATCAATATATCTAAACATACAAACTTGGGTTGAACCTCAACTTGAACTTGAAAATTGGAATCGTGTAATATTGAATTTATCAAGAAAAGTCAAACACACAATTTACAATAATATAAATACTGAATTATTTGAAAAAAAGTTTATTGTTGATTTGGATTTAAGGTCTAGTGGGCTACAAATGGAAAAAAAGTCTTTCCTTAATCTTGAGATTAATTTTTTTCTTAACCAACAAGATATTGATTTTAAATCAAATAATGTTAAAGAAATCTTAAAGAATCTAACAAAAAAAATTATCCAAGACAATCTTACCAACAATCATTATTTCAATTTTAGTCTAACTAAAAAGAGTGATAAGTTAATAAATATAAAAACATAAATATTTATTAATAAAAATCACAAAATGAGCTTAAGAATTTTAAATCCTGGTGAATTAGGTAAAGGAATATTAATTGAGAATGATGGGTGGGTTTCGCCTAATACAACAATGAATTCTTATATATTGGAAACTAGAAACTTTTTAGACCACTCCAAACCTTTTGAATTTTATGCCGTTCTACAAAAATATAATACCCCAAATAGAAATGGTAGAATTTATCCTGAAAGGATATTAAAAAGAGAATCTGAAAATTACAAAAAGATGATTCAAAAAGGCACTTCTCTTTCTGAATTAAATCACCCAGAATCGTCTCTAATTGATTTAGACAGAGCTTCCCACTTAATTACTGAAGTGTGGTGGGAAGGACCAGTTTTAATGGGTAAATTAAAACTATTAACAAGTCCTGGATTTCACGAGAGAGGAATTGTATCCACAAAAGGAGATTTAGCGGCAAACTACTTAAGACAAGGTGTTACTCTTGGTATTTCTTCTCGTGGTGTAGGATCACTTAAAAAGGTTGGGGAACAAAATGAAGTTCAGGATGACTTTGAATTAATTTGTTTTGACTTGGTATCTTCTCCATCAACACCTGGTGCTTATCTTTTCTTGAATAAAGAAGATAGAACAAGTTTGGATGAGAATTTGGATGACGATAAAAAAATGTCTGTTGAGAGAAATGTTGGTCAAAGTGGGAATAAATCACTTGACTTAATGAAAAGATTAAACGATTATTTGGGATATTAATTAATATTTTAAAAAAAAATTCTAAAACTATGGAAGACGGACAAAAATATTTTGTTGCAAAAATTGCTGAAGATTTTGTTGATGATGAAACCGGAAAGGTAAAGAAAATTAAACTTGAAAAATTGGTTATGGGATATACCCCAACTGATGTTGAGGCCAAAATAACCAAGGTTTACGAACATTACACAACTGATTGGCGTATTACCGCAATTGTTGAAAGTAAAATTGATGAGGTGATTGAATAATTAATTCATCAATAATTTTGATAAGGATAATCCAAAAAATGGGTTATCCTTATTTTTTTTGTCCATATACAATATTTATGTTATATAAAATAATCTTTTTTGTATGGTATTATCTACAAAAAAATATTTTTTTAAAAAATTAACATATTTATATAATAAAAAACGAAATGGCTGAAAATAAATCATTAGTTGAAGAAGCAATACTACAAATGAAAAATTTGGAAGACGTTGTAACTGAAAATGCAAAAGGAATACTTGCCTCAACAATGAGACAAGAAATCAAAGAATTGGTAAAAGAATCTCTCAAAGAACAAGACGATGAAGAGGTTGAAGATGAAGAAGATGATATGGACATAGAAGATGATGTGGACATTGATGACGCCTCTATGGATTTAGAGGACGATGATATGGATATTGAAGACGATATGGATATGTCAGAACCGAATATGGAGGTTGATACAATAGACCTAACAAAACAACCAGCTTCAGAAGTTTTAAGAGTATTCAAACTTTTAAGTCCTGAAGATGAAATCGTTGTAACCAAAGATACTGCGGGCAACATAAACTTAAAAGACAATGAAACAAATAAAGAGTATATGATTGTTAGCGAAGGTATGGATGAATACGATGAATACGATGAAATGTATCATTCTAATGAAATGATGGAAATGGACGATATGGACATGGATATGATGGAAATGGACGATATGGACATGGATATGATGGAAATGGACGATATGGGTTATGGTATGAATCATCAATACGATGAAGAAGAAGAAACTTTATACGAAATTGAAATGGATGACTCTGATGTTGAATCAGCATTTGAAGATGAATTTGGAGAAGGTTTTGAAGAAGAAGAAAATTATTCAGACGAGGAATTCTTTGAAGATTTTGAAGAGGAAGAAAATTATTCAGACGAGGAATTCTTTGAAGGTTTTGAAGAGGAAGAAAATTATTCAGACGAGGAATTCTTTGAAGGTTTTGAAGAGGAAGAAGACAATGAATTTATGACGGAATCAAAAAAATCCACAAAAAAACCAAAAGGTATGGGTTTTGGCTCAGCATCTAAATTTAAGTATTCTAGTAAAACTACTGATTACCCAACTAAAAAACAACCACAAGGCACTAGAGGTGTAGGTATGGGTAAACCTAAAAAAGATATTTACAAATCTGATTCTCCAAGTTTTGATGGTGAGTTTTCAAAGAAACCAACATCATCAAGAAAAGAAAATATGGCTAAACCAATGAAACCAATGATGAAAAAAATGGAAACAAAGGAAGCGTCACGTACTTTAGGAAATGGTAAATATTGGGGTAGAGAAGGTCTTCCGAAACCAAAAGCCGCACCACGTCACATCAGAAAAGAATCTATTGACAATTCTGAACTTGAAATCCTTAGAGAAAAAAATGAAGAGTATAGAAAAGCATTAAATATTTTTAGAACTAAACTTGATGAAGTTGCAATCTTCAATTCTAATTTGGCGTACGCAACTAGATTGTTTACAGAACATTCAACTTCAAAACAAGAAAAAATTAATATTCTACAAAGATTTGATGGTGTTGAAACTCTTAAAGAATCAAAAAATCTATACAAAGTATTAAAAGACGAACTAACAAGTTCAAAACCTCAACAAGTTAATGAATCAGTTGAAAGGACAATTCAAAAATCACCTTCAACAGGTTCAGCGATTAACTTAATTGAATCAAAAACATACGAAAATCCCCAATTCCTAAGAATGAAGGATTTGATGTCTAAATTAAAATAAACAAAAACAAATACAAAATGGGAGCATTATTAGAAAGCGGTCTTGTTGGTAATATTGGTTTGAAACACCTTAAAGTTATCAAAGAAGATACAATTAACAAATGGGATAGATTAGGATTCCTTGATGGCCTTAGAGGTCACCTAAAAGAAAACGTAGCTCAGTTATATGAAAACCAAGCTTCATACTTAATCAATGAGGCGACTTCTGACGCAAGCTCAGGTTCTTTTGAAACTGTAGTATTTCCAATCCTTAGACGTGTATTCTCTAAATTATTGGCGAATGATATCGTATCTGTACAAGCAATGAACTTACCTATCGGTAAATTGTTCTACTTCGTACCTAAAATCCAAGGTTATGCTTCGGGTGGAACTGGTTCGGACACTTACGCTGAACACTATTCACCTCTTGGAGCTCCAGGTAACTATCCTGGACAAGGAGTTGGATTTAATACTGGTTACGAAGGCACTGGAGCATTTGCAAAAAATCTTTATGATTTGTTTTATGAAGGTAGTGAACCTGGTCTAGAACCAGCTGGTCTTTTTGATTACTCAAAAGGTGCATGGACAGCAATTTCTCAAAACACTCAACTAGTTCAGTGGTCAAATGGTTCACTTGTTGAATCGACAGGTATTACTCAAACTCAAGTTGGTATTAGAAAAATTTTGATGAAACTTTGTGGATGGAATTCTTATCAAGGATGGGGTAAACTTGTCGGACCTGATGGTGCTGAAGTTGATTCTGAAACATTCTTAGCTGACCTTAAAATTATTGCAACTTCAAATTTCTCTGTTGAAGCATCGCCATGTCCTATTACGGTCGGTCAACCACTTTTATTCCGTGTTGTAACACAACAATATGGTAAATCAATTGTAAATCCAACATCAAGAAGAGTTCAAACAACTTTTCCAACAGGAACAGCTTCTGGTGCTGGAAATGGTGGTTCTTTTGAAAGTGTTTGTGACCCTGAAGGTTGTATCTATTTAGAAGTTGATTTATCATGTCCGGTTTGTGCTGATTGTGATTCGTCTACTTTAGATGGTTACACAGGTACAACTATTCTTTCTGCATCATCAGCTAGTTCATTTACTGCGGTATGGAGAAGATACCAAGAACTTGAATTTGAAGATAAAATTGGTGAAGTTTCTTTTGACCTTGAATCTGTAACTGTTTCTGTGTCTGAAAGAAAACTTAGAGCACAATGGTCACCTGAATTAGCTCAAGACGTTGCGGCATTCCACAACATTGACGCTGAAGCAGAATTGACTGCATTGTTATCTGAACAAGTTGCGGCTGAAATTGACCGTGAAATCCTTCGTGATTTACGTAAAGGTGCTGCTTGGAATTTAAGATGGGATTACAACGGATGGAGAAGAATTTCTCAAACAACTTCTTACACTCAAAAAGATTGGAATCAAACTTTGATTACAGCAATCAACCAATTGTCAGCTCAAATCCACAAATCAACTCTTAGAGGTGGTGCTAACTGGATTGTTGTTTCTTCTGAGGTTTCTGCAATCTTTGATGACCTTGAATACTTCCACGTATCAAATGCTTCTCCTGAACAAGACCAATACAATATGGGTATTGAAAGAGTAGGAACATTGGCTGGTAGATACCAAGTATATCGTGACCCTTACTTCCCACCTAACCAAGTGTTAATCGGACATAAAGGAACATCATTGTTAGATACTGGTTATATCTATGCTCCGTATGTGCCACTTCAATTGACACCTACAATGTATAATCCATTTAACTTTACTCCTATCAAGGGTATTATGACAAGATACGCGAAGAAAATGGTTAATAATAGATTTTATGGACGTATTACAGTTGATGGTGTTAGAACATTTGACTTACAAGAATTGAGATAATCAATCATAGTTAATATTGATGAGAGGGACAAGTTTTTGTCCCTCTTTTTTTTATGGGTTAAAATTAAATGGATTGACTTAGATATTTATTTATATATAATTAAATAAAAACTATGTCATTAACAATACCACAGATAGATAACATTATAGAACTCTATACCAATCAAGGATATTCTACTCATAAATTGGCAGAACTTTATAAAGTTGGTCATAGAAAAATTAGTCAAATATTAAAAGATAATAATGTTGAGATTAAAAAAAGGGGCGGTCAAATTAAGATTGGTAATAGTAATGATTTAG